TCGCATTTTTTCTTGTGCGATTTTTTTCCTTGTTGTTTCTAGGTCTTTTTCTGAGATTAAACCTGCACCTTGATATTCAGCTGTAACTTTAGTAGCTAAAGAAGCTAGACCTCTTAATGCTTTTTTAGAATTACTTAAAGAAACATTTGTTTTTTGTAATTCATCTAAATTAGCTGTAAATATACCTTGTAAACCCTTTAAGTTAGATTCTATATCTCCAAGTTCTCCCTTAAGGCCCCTTAGAAAGGTTTTTGCTTCATCCTGATTAGATGAAGAAAATATTTTAAAGTTACCTGTTTTACCAAGTGCTTTTTGTACCTCTTTAATGTCGGCATTTAATTTTTTAATTTCGTCTGATGCACTCATCTAAAGTAATGTTTATTATAAATATTATTACTTATAACCTGTGTTACCCTTATATTTTTTACTTGCTTCAGTAAATGCTGGGGCATTTACTTTTCCGTCTTTGTTTACTAAAGTTGATTGACCTTTACCCTTGGTAGAAGCATCATGTTGTTTTTTTTCTTCAGAGTAAAAATCTTGGATTTCTTTAAATGTAAATTTTCTTAGCCAAATGGGCATATTATATATTGTATAATAATCATAAGCCCCTTTACTATGAAATATAATTGAATGTAAACTTTTAAAAAGATTCATTCTTACCTCTTGAACGTTATCAAGCGTCAGGCCAAAAAAAGCTAATCCCTATTGGGATTTTTACCTCCTCTCCTTCATCAGTTGTGACTGTTAAGTCAACATCTGGCTGGGTATCTTTAACGTGATCCCTAAATGATCTTGAATCTATAGCTAAAAATTGATTATCTACAAAGCTTCTAATATCTTTTCTTTCAGATTCACCATTAACTGATGTAATCATATATTTTAGTCTTGTTGATAATTCAAAAGATGCTTCTTTATTGATTTTCTTTAATCCAGCAGTTTCTTTTTGGATTAATTTTTCATCTTTACCTGTTAATATTTTGTATGTAATTATATCNCCAGATCTTTCTATTTTATACGTAAATTCATTTTTACCGGGTTCAATATTTGATATGTCAAATTCTTTATTTTTAATATCGGTTAAATCTGCACTATGTCTTACACCTCTTGATAAGAATTCATATTTTTTACCATATCCTAAAATACGGGTAGAAATTAAAAGTGCATTTTTATCACCTACAATGATATCATCCAAATTAATATCTTTATCTATAATTACAGATTCTAGTAATTTATCTAATACATTTCCTTTTTTAATAAAGGAGGAATTAGTTAAAATGTCTTCTTCTCTAGCAGTCATATATTTTACTTCTACTTTACCACTGGATAAAGGGTTGTCTTTTGGATATACTAAGCCTTTTGAAGGTAAATCAATTTCTTCAGTTGGGAATTTAAATTCACTCATATAATCTTTATTTAGTTTGTAACGTGTTTCTAGTTATACATATCAATATAAAAAAAAGCCTGACCGAAGCCAAGCTATTTTTAAAAATATGTGTGAATTTTCTTAGAAATTTAAAATACAGTAATCTGGTTGTACTTCTAATGCAATTTCTTGAGCTGCATTTTCAGTATCCCAATTGAAATCTCCGAAGTTAGCAGATGTAATTAATGCTCCTTTAATAATCCATTCAGATACTATGTCACCTACTGGTCCTAGTACATCTAATGTTAGATCTTTTTTATAGAAATCACTATATCCATCTCTACCTGTTACTGATTCGTGATGTAATCTTACCCATTCCATTACTGCTTGCGCACCTGATGGAGTAATTGGGTCAAACAACGTCATTGATATAGGAGCCCATGTAGATTTTCCTTTAACAAATCTTTGTACGTTAATATGATTTAAAGCTACTGTACCTTGGTTTAATGTTACAGCTCCCATACCTTTAATTTGGTATGATGGGATCCCATCAACATAAAGAATAAATCTATTCTTTTGTTTTGGCTCAAATGCTGTAAAAAATATTTCGTTTGGGTCTAATACTGCCATTTTATTATTTTATTTTATTATAAATATTCTATTTTTATGTTTTTATGATGGAAATGTTGCTCCAGTTGGTAGAACATTGAAATCCAAGATTATAAATTCAGCTGTTTTAGTAGGTTGTAAAAATATTTGACCTACTAATTCGTTTCTATCAATAACATCTGGTGTGTTATTTGTAGCATCCATTACTACTTTAAATGAATACAATCCTTGTCTTTGTTGTACTGATTCTAGGTATGGATTTACTTGTGATAGGAAACTATTTCTTGTACTAATTGTATTTTGTTCAAATACTAAATTATCTGATACTTGTACAATATAGTCTTTAAGTGATATTAATAATCTTCTTACGTTTACTCTATCTAAAGCACTTGCTCTTTTCTGTAATGTTTTCTGTCCAAATACTACCGTTCCACTTCCTGGGAATGATGCTATTGGGTTAACATTTGCTTCATATAAAGTATCTCTGTTTCCAGATGTTAATTTTCTTTCAGCTCTTACTACATTTCCTAAAGCTCCTCTAATTAGACCTGCTGGTGCGAACCATGGGTCAGATGATGCGTCTGTAAACGCATATACGCCTGGTATAAACACGGACGCTGGGCTCCACACAGTCTGTGCGGTATTAGGATCAATCGATTGTAACCACGGCCAATACGTAGCTGAATAACTTGAATCAAATGCTCCGGCTTGTGTAGTTACTGTATTAATTGTTGAATTATAAGGCACTAAATCAATTACTGATATACAATCTGTTCTACCTTGTGCTAAGCTAACTAACTGGTTAACCTGTGAAGCATGTTGTGAATGAATTAAACCTGGAGCTGATATTACGTTAAATTGGTAATCATCAGTATTTGTTAATAGGTTTAATGATTGTGTATAATCGTTTGGACTAACACCTTGTATGTTTGTTGCTGATATATTTTCGTTAAATTTAGCATCATTATTTTCTATGTTTAAACCATTTGCTCCTTGGAATGATCCTGAACTTGCTATTGGTAAACTGCTAAAAAATGCTGGTTTTGCTGCTCCATTATTATCAAAGTACTGTGGAGTTGGTGTTAACACACTTGAAACTCTTACATAAGCACTTCTGTTTGGATAGTTACCATTTGTTTTTACATAGTAATCTACTCCATCTTGTTCTACTGTATAATAGGTATCTCCAATGGCTCTAGCTACATAATTAGGAGCTGTTGGGTCCATTGATAAATTATTATATGATTCTAATATTGCTTTTTGTGTATTAACATCATTTCCTCTTCTAATAAACAAAGCAAATTGTCCTGATGATGTATTTGCTGATGGTACTTCCCATCTTAAATTATCAGCTGTTCCACTTGATAAAGCACCATTAGCTAAATCTCCTGAGGCAGCATAATTATTCATTATAGCACCTTCTGATAGAGTAGATAATACAAAAGCACTACCGTTTACAATATCTTGAGCTTTTAATGTAATGGCTAAATTACCAGTACCTCCTATTACTCCTGATGCTATTTCTAATACATCATTTATAGCATATCCTGTACCTGCTGTAAATTTAATGCTAGTTACTACTTGGCCCGCAATTACTAAAACTGCTGCTGCTGTATTAGCACCACTTCCACCAGTAATTGAACCAGCACTTACAGTTAAAGCTGCATTATTTGTTGCATCTGTACTGTTTGTAGTAATTGAACTACTTACATTAAATGTAGTATTCAAATTACCACTTGCTACTGCACCATTTTCGATGCTTGAAGAAGCTGCACTAAATGAACCAGTTACTACTCTAGTTACGAGTAATGATTCACCACCTTGTTGAAAGTAGTTTTGAGCTGCTGTTGAGTTTAAATATGTGTAGTATTGGCTACCGCTTTCTACTGTGCCACCAAATATAGCTTGATATTGTGAAAATGATGAAACTGCTGTAGGGATACCTACTGGTCCCATAACTGCTGGTCCTACAATTGCCGCACCAGAAGTAACGGGTCTTGAACCAATAAAAGATTGATCATTTTCTCTTGCTAATACACCGGGAGATATTAATGTTTCTGCCATTGTCTTATATTATATTTAATATTGTTTTGTTATAAATATTGGAAATTATTTCAAAAATCTATTCTATTGCAGTAAATTCTCCAGTTTCTAGGTTTATATTACCTTCACCGTATTTTTCCTGCAAATCTTCACCAGATTTTCCCTGTCGAATTTTAAGATTTTTAAAATCTTCCCTTAATTTGTTTCTTTTTTCTCTTAATGTTTCGATATCTAAATCTAAAACTCCTAATCCTACTATAATTTGGTTATTTTTAGTTTCAATATCTTTTAATTCTTGCAACTCTTCTTCTTGTAACTTAATTACTAACATAATTTTTTATTTTATTATAAATATTAATAAAGTGATTAAAATTAATCTCTTTTTCTACCATCCCACGTTGGGTTCCAAGTTACATCAGTATCCTGAAGATTGCTTACAGCTTCAGTAGTTATTGTTACTTTTGCTTTGGAATTAAATTTCTTTGTTGAATTAAGGTCTTTTTGAATTGTATCAGGAATTAAATATCCTCTTAATCTTATATTAAAAGTTCCTGTAACTAATCTATCTTTATTAACTGTTAATTCTGTTGCTGTAGTAAAACTGTCTATAAAGGATCTAAACATATATCTTTCAGGGTTACCCCAATAAGCATCAGAAGCATATTCACAAGCTTCAACTATTTTGTTTAGTTGTTCCATATAGTATGTTTGAATTAAACAACTATATTCTAAAGTAACATAGTCTGGTTGAGCTACTACATGAAATGTATCAACTGGTCGTCTATTATTTAAAGTTCCAAAATTACTATAAAAGTTTTTACTGCTAAATTGTTTAGAAAATACACCATATAAGTTAGGTTGATTGGCATCTAATTTATTTGCTACTGTTCTGTCTTTTGTTAATGAATCTCTTTTAATTACAATAATAGGCAACATAATTGCACCTTTTTTATCTCTATAGTACCCATCACGTTGAAATGATTTCCACCTTTCAGGTGCACCATAAATTACAGGTACTTCTCTTCGTTGACCGTTTTGATAAACAAAGGGTTTTATTTTATTTTCAAAATAGTAAAATACTGCTTCATCAATATCTTTTACACCTACAGAAAATTGTTTTGTATCATCATCTTTAAAGCTCATTTGAGATGACCTATTATGTTGAATACCTGTTTCGTTATAATTTGGATTGTTAGGTATATTAGCATCATTAGGATTTCCTACCCTTCCTCTATTTTCTATCCCACTAAAAGCGTCATGTTTTTTTTCGCTTAAAGTTAATTGGGATTTTGGTATTGGTTTTCTTGGTTTTGCCATTAGAATCTTTCTTGATAAGGTGAAATCGCTACTTTATCAGCAGGGATATAATATGTTGAAACTAGAATAGATATATTATTACCAAATTCTTCTAATCCAGGATTAAGTGGGTTAGATTGTCCATCTGAATCATTGTTAGGATAATCTGGGTTTTTACCTCCCCAATATTGGTTAGCTACTGTACTTTGTACTCCATAATATCCTTCTTCGTATAATATAATATCTCCTACTCGTGGTACCACGTCTTTTGTTACTAAATCATCTCTTAAAAAATAAAATTCAATAGGTTGGTTAAATTGAATACCTTCTACATTTTCACCATATTCTTGATTTGATCTATTTATTAATACATTAAATAGAAAAGGTCCATTATAAAATTTTTCTTCAGCTGCTTCACCATAAATATTAACTTTTGTTTCTTCTAATTGAAACTGGTATATTGCTGCTTGTTGAGTGATAATGTTACCCATTACCTCCCTGTTTAAGTGCCTCATAAGGGACCAGTCCCTTTGTCTAGTAAACATTGCCATATTACGCTATATATATTGTGTAGGGCACTTGTTGTAACTCAATCATCTTTGATTCAGCTTCAGATGCTCTTCTATTTAATAATGATTGTCTTGATGTTTCATCAAGGTATGTTCTTAATCTTTCTATTAATGCTGTTTTTTCAGCAGTTGCTGCCGATATTAAATCACCTTGGTTTAAGTTAACTTCAGCATTTGGTATAGGTATACTACTATATTTTCCTCTTACATACCCTAACATTTCTTTACATAAAGCTAATGAATATTCAAAAATCCAACTTCTACCTACAGAATTAATTTGATTATAGTCTGGGTTTTGATATGGTGTATTAGATACATTAGTTACCCTATCAGCCATTAATTGAATTGAACTAGAAACTCTTTCATCTCTTAAAATATATTCAAACCATACTTTACCAGCTGTACATATTTCATTTAAATCATTTTTATTAACTTTAAATACAGCATCACCTGATACTCCTGTAAATCCTAACCCTGTTAAAGTTGCTTGTGTAATTGTTATTTCATCGTTTACTACATATTTACTTCCTGAAGTAATTACTGTAATTTCTGTTATTGTTGTTCCATTACCAGTAACTGTTCCTGTTGCTCCACTACCTGATTTTGCTGTTAGTGGTGTTGTAGCTGATGTTTGTGCTACTCCTGCACTTGGGATTGTAGTTGCTCCTATTTTATCTCCTATTATTAATGAACTTCCTAAGTTAACATTATTTAAATCTCCTGAGTTAAATGTTGGTATAGGGAATACTCTTAATTTATCATTATGAATTTCAAATGAATAATTAGACATTCTAACCATTTCATTCATTTCAATTTGTTGTATTACTTGTAAATCATAGTTTAATGGAGCCATCATATATCCCATTCCTTGACCAAATCCTCCAAACCCTACAATACCTGCTGCTACTGCACCTCCAAATCCAAACCCATTATAAGGATCTAAATATCTTGCTGATGCTGGGAATGGTGGTTGATAAAATACCCTTTTTACTTCCATACCTAAGGCATATTGTGAACCTGTGTATCCACTTGATGTCATAAAGGTTGAAAATGAATAATCTTGTATACTTGCAGTTAAATCAAACGAACCAGAATACCAAGGAACATTTCCTCCTGAACCTGCTTCAGCACCATATTGTTCTGTTAATCTTACAATCGGTTCAAAACTCGGTGTTATAAGTGAGTGATTTAAATCACTACCCGTGGACGACCCTTCTAAAGATAATTGATTATCTCGTATTTTATACGCATAAATTTCATTACCATACGTAGTTACAGCCTCTTCAAATGCTGTAAACATAGATGAAGATTGTAATTCAATATCTGTAAGTGGATACCCTAATCTAGAAGCAACAAATTTTGCTACTTTTACGGCATCGGACTTAAATTCTTCATCTGCATTGTAAAACCCGAAAGGAACTGCATCATCGCTCCAGATTGGACAACCATCATAAATTGGTACATTCATAATTAGTATTTTGTTATAAATATGAAATTTATCTTTATTATTATAAATATAAAAAAAAAGCCCCGCTAATGCGGGGCTTAATTTAAAAATCTAATTTAATCTCTTATTATAGAGTGTTTAAACCTGAAATTTCGATAGTACCATAAAATTCTGGTCTTACCATTTTCTTAGCATATCTAGTCAATAGACCTTTTC